AATATTAGTTTTAGTATTATAGACTACATCAAAGCAAAACACTTTGAGTTGCTCTTTAAAAATTTGAAACAGGTTAATGATGGGAATTCATCTGTTTATCAAGCTCAGCAAGAACAACATTGCGAATAAGTGGATTTAACTCATATTTATCATTAGTCCAGCCGTACGAAATAAGTTCTTTTGACAAGAGTTTTTCAATGGCTAACTGAGTTCTATTATCAGGGAAAATAATTCGCTCATTAAGGCAGGACATTGCAAGAACATGCTGCTCTTCTGTTGATAAATTATGAAGTAGATTGATTAATCTAGCTTGCTCTGAATTAGTTTTTAATGATTCACGCAGTTTTGAAATAATTGATTTGGTCGCTTTAGAAATAAGAATCCAAATCATGGTAGAAACCAACGCAAAAATTAAAGAACCGAAATTGGCAAGCGTGAACCAATCAGGAAAGAATGCCGGTGTTTTTGCGTCGAGATACAACGTTAATTCGGGCGGAATGAACGTAAAGCCAACAAACAAGAAAACGAAGAACATAGTCATGTGATTAAAAACTACCTTGGTAAGTATGGTATTAAGTAACCTGGCGTACTCTTCCATGATGTTTCCTCTGATTAAATTGTAGTCGCAGAAAACATTATATTCCTCGATGTAGTCGCATACAAGAGGACTTGAGCCTTACAAGTATAAAGAAAGGCACTCATCATTAACCTGTTTTGAGCTTTAGACAATTTGGTGCTTGTGCGAACGAATGTTAACAACCTCGAGGAAACGGGAAAGGTTGGTTAGACCCTGACAAGTAAACTTGCGCGAACTAATCATAGAGGGATTAGGAGCTTAGGCACACGGCTCGCAAGGTCGTGAGAGCTGAAAAGGCAACACTGGCATTCAATGTTCTAAGCAATCTGAAAAATGATACAAGCAGCTCCCGACTGAAAGGGCAAATGTAAGGGCGGGTGACAAAGTGGCAGAACTTGACATATCGGAGAGACGGTAAACTGCCGCGGTAGCTTAATAGGTAAAAGCAACCGGCTCATAACCGGAGGATAGTTGAGTTCGAATCTCTCCCGCGGCACCAATTCAAAGCGCATTCGGCAGAGCGACAGTTTTAGGCATGCGGACGCGTCAAATGCAAGACAGAGTGCGCTTTGAAATGGCAAACATAAAACAAATGAGGTTGAAAATGGAACAAAAAAAAGAAAACAGCCTATCTGAAAGAGATAAAGGATTGATCAAACAGGCCGTATTAGAAAGTGCGGCTAAAAATACAAGTTTAACGCCGCTTGAATTGGCTGAATCATTATGTAAAGCCTTTATTTGGATTCAGGCTGATACATGCTCAAAAGACGAATAACATCGGTGTTGTCATCTAAGCTTTCCAGCTCTGCTGATAAAGTTCTGATGAATGCGCCAAGCTCTTTAGCATTGTATTCGCTAAACGCTTCCATTTGGCCACTCTGCGTTTGTGTTGGAGTCCCTAAAATGTCTCTGGTAAGCATTAATGCGATAGTATCAGCTTTTGATTTTCTCATTGGTTTTATCCTTAGTTTGTGTTGTGAGAGACAATAAGGGCTTGAGCCTTACAAGCATAAAGAAAGGCGCTTATTCACATGGGATGACTACCCGCACTTTTGGTTACTGTCTTAGCCGAGCATGAGGGCTTAAAACTTATGTAATTTTAATTGGTTCCTTAGGTTATTAGCCCTCTTTGGAGGGCATTTTTTTACCCTGGAATCAATACCATAAGGAGCAAAAATGATTACAAGCGCTAACGTTAATTTTGCCATTAAGCGCATTGATGGCAAATACCACCTAATAAAAACAATTAATGCGACCAATGATATTGGCAACATTTACAACAACTCAACAAAAGAGACATCCAGCGGATGGGATGATATTGAGTTTGTTGGATGGGATTGGGTTAACAGTACAGTAGCTCATATCGAGAGATTGCTAAAAGCTCGTTACGGCGAGCGCGTGAGAGTTAATACAAATGTGCTAATTGAGGAGTAAAAAATGAAAAACACAATTACTACCGCACTTGTTGCGATTATCTCTGGCGTAATGATGATGCAAGCAGTTGCATTAATGACGTTGCCGGAGCGTAACAAGGTAACTTACACAGATTACAACGACCACTCGGCAAGTGAGCAAATCTCCGTCGAGTGGGAAGTTAAGGCAAAAGCCGAATGGATCGAAGAAAACGGCGAATGGCAACCGAATTTAGATGCCGATACCGAAAAATACTTGCGAAAAACTACCGCACTTTTACAGGAACAACGAAATGCGAAAAGTAAGACGCGGTAGCGTGTGGAGCTTTGATAATCCGGACGACTACTACGAATCACTGGAAGAACGACCGCAACGCGACGAACCGCTGGAAGATGACGAAGAACCGGCGGACGACGATTGCGAATATTGGAAAAGTAATTGCTATAGCAGAGGTTAAAAATGGAAAACCAAGAACAAAAATTTGAATTAATTATCAGCACAGAAAGTAAAGTGCTGACGTGTAAT